GAACCGACGTAATCGCGCAAGGGGTTGATGAAATTGAACAGATTTCATTTTCGGTTTACTCCAACGGAGAGATTGCGACGACACGAAACGCATACGAGCTAAATAGCCTGACTGTTCGCGCAGCCAACTCAACTTCTACGTACACGCTAATCGTCTACGGCTCATGAGCATCGACGGCCGCATCACTGTTGACGCCCTTTTTCACGACACGTCTGGCAGTCGGCTAAAGGTGCTATCGCTTGAGTCAAGCACCGGCTATGCGTCTGGCAAGGTTGTGCGCATGACTGCGACGGCAGGCACTGCGGACGTAACAATCAACTTTGCGAACTACCGAAACGCATCTGGAACACTTGTTGAGCTTACATCGCCATACAAGCTTGCTTTTGCTTGGTCTGGCACAACTCGCCGCGCCCTGTACGACGCTGGAGTCAACTCGTTTCGAGTTGTGTCGTCGGATGGCGAGACTGCAGTGACACAGCTGTTTGATGAAGAGCCGATACCGACGCTTGAAGCAGGAGCCAGCACTGGCACCTATACGCTCATCATGTGGGGTGCCTCGTGATAGTTGCCGGCCGGCTTCGAGAGCGTGTCACTGTGCAGCAGGCGTCGGAAAACCGCACGCCGCTGGGAGAGGTCACGCAGACATGGGGCACGTACGCAACAAGATGGGCCAGCGTCGAAGGCATCTCGGCACGCGAGTATTTTCTGCAGGGCCAGCAGCAGACCGAGGCCAGCCACCGCGTACGGATGCGGTATTTGAGCGGGCTGACGCAGCAGATGCGTCTGTCGTGGCGTGGCCGCGTGCTTGAAATTGTGTCGATCCTCGAGCACGACAACCGCACCGAGCACGAGCTGATCTGCCAGGAGGCCGTCTGATGTCGTTCATCACGGTGGCTATCGACGCTGGCGAGATCGCAGCGGCGAAAGAGGCGCTCGGGAAGTTGTTTGATAACGCTGGTTTGGCCGCGACACTCAAGGCGGCGTTACAGAAGGCCGTGCGACCAGCGGAGCAGCGTCTGCAGCAGCTGACGCCGATCGGGCCGACCGGCAACCTCAAGCGTGCTGTTTCGTCAAAGGTTGTGTCCTATCCCAAGAACGGCGGTGCCGTTGGGCTGATCGGCTATCGCCAATCACAGCGAGAGCGAGGAACAGAGATTGCTGGCCCTGGCAGCGTGCGACTCGGCAAGGAGCGAGGGTTTCATCAGTGGTGGATTGAGTTTGGGACCAAGGAGCGGCAGATCAAGAAGATCGCCGACAAGGCATACACCAGAAAGGCGCATGTTCGCCGCATGAAGTCTGGCGTAGTGGCCAACGTCTCGCAGCATGAAGTATCTGGCCAGGGTGCCATGATTGCCTCTAGCTGGAACAAACGCGGTCAGTTTGGAATCAATGCAGACGGCACTCCAGACAAGCCATACGCCTTTTTCAAGAAAGGCAAAAAGGGGCAAGCTCTCCGGTTGGACCCTGTGCCGGCTGGCGGTCGTGCTGGCGTGTCTCCTGTGCAAACCGCATGGAACGAAACCCGTGGCCAGATGGCCGAGATCCTGCAGCGTGAACTGAGCCTGTCGCTGGACGCCGCTCTGGCCAAGGTCGCACGCTCAAGCACCGGCACCATCACCGGTGCCATCATCCAGGCAGGAGGCTAGGCATGCCACTTAAGAGCCCGGAGCAGCTGCTCGCCAATGCCTTGGTGGCCGACCCGGCCGTAGCGTCCGTGGTAGGTCAGCGGGTGTTTCCCGTGGTCGCGCCGGCCTCGGCATCGCTGCCGTTTGTGACCTGGCGTCGCACGGGCGTCCAGCGGTCGCAAACGCTTAGCGGACCGATGGGCATGAGCGTCGTCCTGGTGGCCGTGGACGTGTACGCAGAGACGTACGGAGAGGCCCGCGACATCGCCGACAAGTGCCGCTCGGTTCTGGATGGCTACGGCACCACAGTGGCAAACTATGTGAGCGTTCGCAACGTGTCGTTAGATACAGAGTCTGACGGCGTGGTGCAACTCGCGGGTGGCGACCTTCCGCCGATTCTGACCGTCAACCAGCAGTATTCAGTCCTCTGGCAGGAGATATAAGCGATGCCGTTTGAAACCCCGCATGATGGTGCCGGCACAGTTTTTTCTTTTGGCGGGACCGCTTTCACCGTCACCAACATCGTGGTGTCGGCGACCGACCCGACTGCCGAGGAAGACAAGATCAACGTGGCCCACCTCGGCCAGACCGCCGGCGAGACTGCGAAGACACTTGATCTGCCGCTGGCCGGCTCGGTGTCCGGCGATACCGGACAGACCGTTCAGGTTGACTACGTCGGCAAGTCTCTGATTGCCGACCGTGCGACCGGCACAGTGTCCATCACGGTTGGTGGCTCTTCGCTTCTCAGCCGTGCCGGCACCGTGCAGAGCTCGACGCTGACTTTGGCGACGCAGGACGCTATCCGAGGCCAGGTGACGGTTCGGATTGCTCGCAGCTAGTCCGTGACGGAGGACCGTCATGGCTACCTACTCTGCGGGCGTGACGGCGACGTGGGGCGGCGTAGCCTTTGGCGAGGTCGCTTTAATAAAAGTCACGCATGGCAACGCGATGCCTCTCGCGCGTGACAGCACATGGACGCTTGACTTAGGCACTATAGAGATGTCGTGCCTTCACACGGCCAACATCTCGACTGCCAACTACGGCGTGCGGTCGCTGTTCACCCTCGCAGGTGGCGGGCTTGCCTACAGAGCCACGGCGGTGCTCGAGAAGTTGACGCTGGAAGGCAAAGTCAATGACGTGGCCCGCTACGGCGTCACGCTTCGCGTTCAGCCCTAGGAGTAGATTATGCCTCTGTCAGTCGAAGAGCTCGCAGCCCAGATCCTTGCCTCCGACGACCTGTCGGTTCTCAAGGTCACTGTCAAGGAATGGAAGGACAAGGACGGCAAGCCGCTGGTGCTCGGCATCCGCGTCATGACCGTCGAGGAGCGTGACTCCTACGAGCAGGAGTGGATCGGCAACAAGGAGCGTGGCATTGAGAACTTCCGTACCAAGTACCTCGCTCGCTGCTTGTGCCATCCCGAGAGCGGCGACAGGCTCTTCGACGAGGAGGGCATTAAGCGGCTTGCAAAAAAGTCGTCGGCCGTTGTGACGAAGTTGTTTGACCGAGCGATGAAGCACAACAACATGACCGAAAGCGACGTGGAGGAGCTAGCAAAAAACTAAAGACCCGGCCGATGCGGAGGTTTCTGTTCCGCCTCGCCGGGCACCTTGGCATGACAGTGCGTGAGTTGTCTCGCCGCATGGATTCGCAGGAGCTAAGTGAGTGGGTGGCGTTCACCCGCTACTACCACGCCCTGCCGGATCCGTGGCAGCAGACGGGCTTGCTCACCAGTGCCGTGCTCGCGCCGTACAGCGAAAGAGGCAAGGCACCAAAGGCGTCCGATTTCGTGCCGATAGAAAAACCACCGCAAACATCTGACGAAATGGCTCGCGAGCTAGCCAAGCTTGGTGCCATGTTTGAGTAGCCATGGCCAACATCCTTTCACTGGCAATGAAGATTTCTGCCGACGCATCTGGCGTCGCCAAGAATCTTACGCCAGCAGAGAGGGCGCTGGAGAACCTTGGGGAGCAGGCCGAGAAGGCCACTGCCGTCTTTAACCAGTTTGCAAAGGAAAGCGAAGCTGGTGCTGCTGCGCAGACTCGCTTCAACGCTGAGTTTAAGAAACTGCAGCAGCAGCTAGAGGGCGGCCTCGATCCTCGCGAGTTTGCCAAGAAGTTTGCAGACCTTCGCGAGGAAATCGACAAGGAGGCCGCTGCGTTCAAGCGTGCAGCCGAAATCACTCGCGCAAACATTTCCCCGACTGAACGATATCGGGAGACAATGGACGAGCTTGATGAGCAGTTGCGTGCTGGCCGCATCTCGCAAGAGACGTACAACAGAGCAGCCCAAAAAGCTCGCACTGACTTGGACAGAGTGGGCAAGGCCGCAGACAAAACCGACAAAGAAATCAAGTCATTAGCAGACAACACCCGGCTTCTCGCCGGCATTGAAGTCGGCCGCATTATCGTCGGCGGTATTCAAGCTATCGGCAACGCATTCCGAGATGTTGCTACTCGCATTAGTTCGCTGGTCACGTCTGTCAACTCTGGTATCGACTCGCTGAACGACCTGTCGGCTCGAACCGGCATAGGCGTCGAGGCACTGCAGGGCTACTCGCTCGCAGCCAAGTTGGCTGGCGTGGATACCGAGGCGTTCGGCAATGCCGTGCAGAAGCTGGCCGTGAGCATCGGCAAGGCCACGCCTGGTGATGCACTCGACAAGGCTTTGAAAGAAATCAACCTGTCGCTGCAGGAACTGCGGGCGTTGTCGCCCGAGCAGCAGTTTTCAGAGATTGGGCAGGCTATTTCGCAGCTGCCGACGGCCGCAGACCGTGCTGCCGCCGCCGTCGCCATCTTCGGCAAGCAGGGTGCGGCACTGGCTCCGCTCTTTCGTGAAGGTGCGGCCAGCATTGAGGAACTACGGGCCCGTGCCGAGCGGCTCGGCATCATCATCAGTGAGACGCAGGTCAACAACGTCGCCGACATGAACGACGCTTTTGACTTAGTGGCCGCAACCATTAACGGCATCGTGGGCCAGGTGATCGGCAATCTCGCGCCAGCGGTCACGGCCGTCACTAACGAGTTCTTGCGATTCGTTGAGGAATGGAGCGGATCACAAGGCACCGGCGGCACCGGCATTGCCAACGCCATCACAGACGTGCTGCTGGAAGGAGCAGAATATTTCGCAGGCATCTTCGACACGTTTGTAGAAAACTTTGGATCGCTCGGGGAAACGCTGACGTACACGGCAGACGTTTTCGACGTGGCGTCGAAGGTGCTGTTAACAGGTGCAGAAGGTATTCGGGCTGCCTTTAACGCCATCCAGATCGGCATAGACACGCTTTTGATTGGCTTTGGCAAGATCATTGAAAACATCGGCGGGTATTTGAGCGATGACCTAGAAGCGTTTGGGTCCGGGCTGGTGGCAGCGTCAGAAGAGTCTGCCCGCAAAAATGCCCAGGAGATGAAAGCCGCGGCAGCAAATGCCGCAAACACTTTCAACAGCATTTTTACCGGAGGTCAAGGTGACGCCACGGCGGCTGGCGTTGGTGCAGGCCAGCGGTTTATCCGTGGGCTGCGGTCGGAGATCGATAACGCACGGCTCCCAGAAGTTCAGGTGCAGGCTAACCTGGCTGCCGCAACTGCGGACCTCGACCAGTTCCTATCGACAGCCGAGGGCGGCACGTCGGCATTCCTTGAGCAGTCGCAGGCCACGCTGGCGACGTTCTCGCAGATGGCGGCGGAAGGCGAACTGACTGCCGACCAGATCGAGATCATGAACAACTTCATGGAGCGACTGAACGGCGAGCTGACAAAGGAGAGGCAACTGCGGCAGGAGGCTGCTGACGCTGCACAGGCTCAGGCCGACGCCGACAAGAAGCGTCTCGACCAGCTACTGCAGACTAACGACGAGGCCGCCCGCATCGAGCAGGACTTGCTGGTGGTCCAGCGGGAGCAGGCCCGTGTGTCGGAGCAACTGGCCGCAGCACGAGAGGCCAACAACGTCGCCGAGGCTGACGCCGCTGCCGCTCGGCAAGGCGAGCTCGACCAACTGCAAGCCCGCCTGGAGGACCAGCAGCAGGCACTTGAGCAAGGCTTCGGCCAAGGCTTTCAGGCAGCATTCGACGCGGTCAACAACAACATTGACGGCCTGGTTGCCAAGTCTCAAGAGTTTGGCCAGGCCGGCTTTGACGCCGCACTGCGGCTGCAGCAGGGGATCGCTGCTGCTCAGGAGCAGGCGCGCGACGGAATCTTAAACTCTGAAGCATTTGATCGTGAAGTTGCTAGACAGCAGGAGTTGTTTAACAACGAACTCCGCAACATCGAAGAAGAAAATCGCCGCCGCGAAGAGGCGTCTAAGCAAGAGCAGGCAATGGCCGAGGCTGCTCAACAAAACGCACTAGCAGTTCAAGACAAATACGCCGAACAACAAGTGGCCGCAGCGCAGGCAGCAGCGGATGAGCAGCAGCGGATGCAGAAGGAGGAAAACGCTCGGCAACAAAAACTTATTGAGGAACAACGCAAGGCAGCCGAAGCAGAGGCAAACCGCCAAGCACAACGATTGCGGCAGCTGAACACGCTTGGCCCGCAAATGATACAGGGCACTGATGTCAGAACGCAGGAGGGCGCTGCCCTAGTTGTCGATCTTGCAACGAGATCACAAGACTTGCAACTGATACAGCAGCGTCTGCAAACGCAGCAGCTTCGTGATATCAACAACAACATCCGCAGGGCCGCCGACAATTATTTCAGCAGGCCCGTATCGATTGTTGGCGCACGGTAACATTATGGCCATTACATCTGTCACTGAGCTCGCACGAAACTACGAAGAAGAAAACCCTGGTACTTTTAGTTGTATTAGGCGATTTGTCTGCACGCTTTCCAATGACACGCTGCAAGGCAATCCGACAGATTCAACAAGTGCCATTGCTACGGCATG